ATATTATATACTCTTTTCAAACCATATAAAGTTGTCTGAAGAACTGACTAATTTAAATCCATATCCCATCATCATCTTTAGACTAATTGTTGCATTATTTGCACTAGGAACTACTGATCCTGTCATATATGTACATCCGTTTTCTTTCGCCAACTTAGCTATAGCATTGGCGTAATTTGAGGCAGAATGTGAACGTCTATATTCTTTTTTAACATAAATATCCTCAATATATACTTCTTTATCTCTAATCCAATATACAGCAAATCCTTCATTATTATAATAAACCGATTTGCCCGGGTGTAATTCTTCATAATATTCCTTTAACATTTCCATGAATATCCTTTAGTAGTTAAACTCCTACTCGGTTCCAAATTGTTTATCACCATCTTGTTGAAATAATCCGGCTTTAGCACCAATTTGGAGAGTTAATGCCGATAAAGATAAGCCTTCATCGGCATTATTATTTTGAATTTCTTCAATTTGTATTTTCATTGATTCGCATTTCTGTTTCTTTAATTTAATCTCCATTTGATATTGATTGCCATCACCACCATAAGGTTTAGTACTTGGATCACCATAAGGAGAATCTTCGCCATAACGCGTATTATCTGTAAATGTTGAAGTATCTACAATCTTCTCATGAATAAATGCATCTTTAAAATTATATGCAGAACGAAAACGCAGTTTATGTGGAGATTTAAAGTCTCCAAGTAATGTATATTTGTAGATTCGTTGAAATGCTTGAATTCCTGCGAATGAAAGCCATCCAGTTTCTAAACGCATTTTAATTGCAACACCATCATCACTATATATATTCTCAGTTTCTTGTTTCGGGGCACCTGTAGTTGAAAGTACTGTATAAACACCATTAATATTCTCAGCATCATTAGCTCTTAAATTTGTAAATGTTGACCACTGATTCATTAAATAATCAAATACTAATGTATCGCCATCAGAAGTTGTAAAACGCACTTGATTAGTTTCAGAGATTANTACTCCGCTTGTAATATTTAAATCATTAAACTTCTCAACCCTATCACCAACATAAATTGTTTGTAAACCACGTGTAAGTAAATATATACCTTTCTCAGATTTAAACATGAGTCCGAGTGGCGTAGATACTACTGACTTTGGATTTATACAACCAACATCAGATGATATTTCTTGTGGTTCATTAAAATCATCTAATGTTCCAATATTAGTTGGACCTTCTCCTGTAATGAAGAACATTCTGGATTTTTTAAATATAATAAGTTTATCATCAAGAACTTTGAGTGCCTTGACTCCACTACCGATAGGATTGACTTTTATTGTTAAGAAATCACTGAATTCAACCGGTCCATCTTCGGCACGTATTTTACTAAAACCGAGTAAATTCTCATCTTCTAAACCGCCAACAAATATTCTATTTCCGAATGAAGTTATTAATGACGATGATAGTGCGGTATCATTTGGTAATACTCCACCAGTTGTATATATTAATTCTTTAGTTAATAATTGTGTATCACTTAATGTATCAGTTATAGTCACAGTATCAGCGGTTTTTAAATTAAAATTTGCAGCACTAACATCAGTAACCTTATGCAATATAGTTCCACCATCTTCTGTACGATATAATTCAATTACAACATTCTCTTTACTAGTATGACGTAATGTTGGAACATCAATTTCTTGAGTTTGTGCAGTTCCACCTGCACTTGTAGTTACACTTAATGATATTGAAGGAGCAGAACGGTGTAATTGTCCACGATTATCTGTCCACGAATAAACTGCAGCATAAAGAAATGTTCCATTACTCAGTGCTCCACCAGATGCAGCATTTGTTCCGGCAATTAATGTTTCAGGAAAAAGTAGAAAGCCGTGCTCGTTAACACTAGATCCATCATACATTTGCATGATACCACCAGATATATGTAAGTTATCGCCTAAATTCTCATCTTGAAAATTTGTATCAGGATCAAAGTCTATAATTGTAGAGTTAACTCCGAGTAATGAGAAGAAGGTATTATCTTCAGTTATACTTCTACCTTTAATTTGGGANGAGAAAAGAAATTTACTATCACCTATATCTGTTACAGATGATAGTTTACCTTGGGTTATAATGCCACCAGATAGAGCCGGACTTATTCGTGCAACTATATTTGCGTTTATATCTATTATAAAATAAACATCTTGCAACGGACTATCATGAACTATTGCGGTATATATTGTATTATTATGTTTAAATAAGTGAGATGCTAATCCGCTACCGCGTATAATATCTGCTGCAGTACCAATTGATGCCCCAATTGTTACAGTATTTCCGCGTACTTTATGATTTATAGTTGATGCTGCAGATACTTCATATACTATTTGATAATTATCTGCAGTTGATTCTATAGCCGAAACATGAGTTACTGATGCTATAGTTTCAATTGTTGTAGTTGTTAATACTTGTGTTCCTAAGTTAAAAGAATAAATTGTAACTTTTACGCTAGTACCATCATAGAATGCAATACCAATTCTATTTGTTGAATCAGTAAATAATTTAATTGATATATCTGGTGTTTCATTTAAAGTAAATACTGAGCCAGCCGTTCCATCTTGATCAATTGAGAAGAATGCGAGTTCATTACTTGCAACCGATGCATGATAAGCTATAAAGATTTTATCGCCTAAAGCCATAATATCATAAATCTTATCTGTTACATCAAAGTCAGTAAGCACAGTTACTTCTGCATCAAATGATGTTGGATCATCTAATATCATTTTTCTATAACGTAAATTTAATCCATCAATATAAAATATATAAATTGAGTTGAATAGTTGAACTACTTTGGGAGTTGTTCCAGATGCATCTAATTCAAAATCATTAAGATAACTAGTATCATTTGATTCATCAGTAGTTGTAACTCTTATACCACCACGTGTATCTTCCCAAGCATAAAGATTAATATTATCAACACATATTGATGATATCGCGCTTTGTTGATATGAGTTTCGAATTATAGGCGTTGATGTTGGTATAATATTTGAGACTGAGCCTTTTGAAATCCATTTATCTAAAGATTTAGAGAATGAATAAAAAGTATTCTCATCATACATATTAATCTCATCTTTAAATGATGTTAAAGCTTTAGTATTTGAAATTAAACTATTATCGAGTTTCTTTAATGAAAGTGATTTGTATCCAAACCTTTTGCTAAACTTATTTATAGTTGTAAATATTGCATTTTCCAATACAGTAAATGTACCGGGAACCAAAGTNTTATCATCAACTTTAGTATTTAATCCTTGGCTAAATGTAATTGGAACATTTTGTTTAATTAGTGCCATCGAATTCCCTTAATATATTCCTTATGATATAAACCATTGAGAGGAACCATCGCCAACAACTTGGACTGAACCAAAGTTTGAATCAACTACGACAGACGTTTGACCATCAATTGTATCTGATCCTGCGCGATTTATAGTAATATTATTTGTATTTGCTGTACCATCTTCATCTTTAAAGATATATATTCTACCATCGGCTACAGCAGATGCTAATGGTAATGTTATTGATCGCGCAATCGTTGTATCTACATTAAAGAAGACTACGCTTGATGCTGGAGATATAACTAAATTAGATGATATCTGGGAACGCGTATATGATGTAATTGCGCCGGGACTAGATATAATAGCTCCACCAGATGTTAATTGAATAGCTGTTCCTGACCCGTTGGTGTAATATAGATCACCCCCTACAACATGTATAAGATTAGTATTTGATGCACCAGATTCGGCAGCTATTAAATTTTGATATTTAGTTCCAGAGACATTAATTGCTCTATTATCATTAAAATCTAAATTTGCATTTATATTCATTCCGGCAGGGTTAACTTTAACTCCGCTTCCAGAACTATGATTATGAGAATCAACTTTTTCGAATGCAGCATTAACTTCGTTAGCCCAAGTCGGTCCAAGTGTTACTGTAACCGTTGGTAACGTTAAATTCATATTTGTAGTTACAGACATTAGTACTCCTATTTAATTAAAAAACCCAAAGATTTACTGTTGCTAATGCTGATGTATTTAACTTTAGAGTTTTATCCTTTCTAGTATTATTCGCTTGATCATCTGAGATTATTGCTGCAGCGGATTTTCCAACTACAATATAGCCTATTAACTCTCGACCTAATTTATGATCTATTTCATTTACTAATCCAACTGTTAAACTGATATCTTTAATTAGTAAACCGTCTATTATTTCTTTATTTGGAAATTGTCGAGAAAACTTCTCAATCTTATCCTGTATCCTATTTGCATCTTCATCTTCAACACGTATACGTTCAAATTTCTTTATAGTCATGAAGTCGCCTTAGTTAAATTAAAACTCTTCAAATCCAAATGTATTTCTTCGTACATCAGTTATTCTTTCTGGTGAACCAGAGTCTCTTTCAGTCATTGATTCAATACGTTTAAGTAATTGTTGTTTTTGAGCTAAAAGTATAGACGCATCTTCTTCACCTTTCTCTTTAATCTTAGATGCAACATCAACTATAATGTATTCTTCCCAACCATTAATTCCGTCAAATGAATCTGTATCGGCAACTAACTCAGTTGCTACTGGAATATAGTGTAATTGATAACTTTGTGCAGCACGTTCTTCAGGTATAAATGTTAATTTACCTCTACGTAGACGATATTGAATTTCTGCCCCATGATTTAGAAAGGCAACAAATCTAGTATTAGACCTATTACGCTCTT